TTGACAGAACCTATACTTCAAACCAAGAAAATATGACTGGAGTGAGCAATAGAGGACCAAGAGTTGATGTTATGGCACCAGGTTCTGGAATAATGGGCCCAATATCTCAAACATCTTCTCCCTCGAATTCAGCAAATCAAGAGAATTATACGCTAGATAATTCGTTTAAAGTTAATAAATTAAGCGGAACAAGTATGGCTGCACCTCAAGTAACCGGAGTTGTTGCGTGTTTAGTAGGATTAAGACATTCATCAAAAGCTACAGTAACAAAAGAAGAAGTAAAATCATTTATAGTTGATAATGCTGAAAGTAGTAGATTATATGATCCTACTTCAGGAAACCCTGCGAATGATTATGACAACTCTAGAGCTCTACATGGTACATCTAATAAATTTTTAAAACAACCATTTAATAGCAGTACAGCTTTTGCTCACGGAACAACTAATACTCATAATCTACCATCAAACTAGGAGATTATTATGACAGATAAACCAGACGAAAACGTTGAAAACGATTATGAATACTCCAAAAGAACATACTATGACTTAATAGAAAAAGGACAAAATGCTTTGGACGATATGCTAGACGTTGCAAAGAACTTAGAACATCCAAGAGCATACGAAGTTGTTTCAGGTATGATTAAAAATGTATCTGATGTCAATGATAGACTGATGGACTTAAATAAAAAGAAAAAAGATTTTTATAAAAACGATATGAAACAAATTGAAGGTAATACAACAAACAATAATCTATTTGTAGGATCTACAACAGATTTACAAAGAATGCTACAGAATGTTAAAAACAACGATAACGTTGTCGATATAAATGAAAGAAAACCTTCTAATGATGAAACTGAATGATGCGTATCTAGGCAACCCAAACGTAAAGAAAGACGGAGTGGTTCAACAATGGACTAATGAAGACGTTCAGGAATACGCCAAATGCATGCAAAATCCAGCATATTTTGCTAAAACATACTGTAAAATTATTTCCCTAGATAAAGGCTTAGTAGGTTTTGATTTATATCCTTATCAGGAAAGTATGTTCGAATCTTTTAATAGTAATCGATTTAATATAGTTTTAGCCTGTCGACAATCTGGAAAATCAATATCTTCAGTTGCGTATCTTCTTTGGTTTGTTTTATTTCAGCCAGAAAAAATAGTTGCTATAATGGCTAACAAAGGTGCTACTGCTCGTGAAATGCTTGGGCGTGTGACATTAATGTTAGAGAACCTCCCTTTCTTTCTTCAACCTGGTTGTAAAGCTTTGAACAAAGGTTCGATCGAGTTTTCAAATAACTCTCGGATTGTGGCAGCTGCAACGAGCGGTTCATCAATTCGTGGTATGTCAGTCTCACTCCTGTATTTGGATGAGTTTGCTTTTGTTGAAAGAGCGTCTGAGTTTTATACATCTACATATCCTGTTGTTTCATCTGGTAAACAGACTAAAGTTATTATTACATCTACTGCAAACGGTATTGGTAATGTATTCCATAAACTGTGGGAAGGAGCTACTCAAGGTGTAAATGAATATCATCCGTTTAGAGTTGATTGGTGGGATGTTCCTGGAAGAGATGAAAAATGGAAAACTCAAACTATATCTAATACTTCTCAATTGCAGTTTGATCAAGAATTTGGAAATACATTTTTTGGAACCGGTGATACACTTATTCATGCTGAAACATTATTGAATCTAAGAAGAAAAGATCCTATTGAACATACAAGAGACTCTGTTAAAATATACAATAAACCAATAAAAGGTCATAACTATGTAATGACCGTAGATGTTGCAAAAGGAAGAGGTCAGGATTATTCTACTTTTAATTTAATCGATATAAGTACGAACCCTTTTGAGCAGGTAGCTGTATATCGCAACAACACTATCTCTCCTTTACTCTTCCCTAATGTTATATATAAGTACGCTGAGTTCTATAATCAGTGCATAGTTGTCATAGAATCAAATGATGCTGGTCAAGTCGTGTGTAATGGTCTATATCATGAATTAGAATATGAAAATATGTATGTTGAATCGACAATAAAATCAAGTGGACTTGGATTAAACATGACAAAGAAAGTAAAGCGTATTGGATGTTCAGCCTTTAAAGATCTTATAGAGAATCAAAAAATTGATATATGCGATGAAGATACAATATTAGAAATATCAACGTTTGTATCAAGAGGACAATCATATGAAGCTTCTGAAGGAAATCATGATGACTTAGTGATGAATTATATTTTATTTGGTTTCTTTGTAGGAACAACTTACTTTGGTGAACTTACTGATATTAGTATAAAGAAACTTATGTTTGAGCAAAGAATGCTAGAAATTGAAAACGATGTACTTCCATTTGGCATACATGATGACGGACTACCAGAAACTCATGTAGAAATCGAAGATGGATGGGCTGTTGAATATTCTGATAAGAATTTCTAGAAAATAAAATTATATAAATATAGTTAATTGAACATAACCGTATTATGAAACATCAAAAACTTATAATTTTCTATTTGGAAGGGAAGAGACATGGCTTTATTCGCACCATCTGAGTCTCCAGCCGTCGTAGTCAAGGAAGTAGATCTAACGGGTATCGTACCTAACGTACAGTCGTCAACAGGCGCTTACGTAGGAAGATTTCGTTGGGGACCTGTCGGCGAAACAAGACTCATATCAAACGAAGCGGGATTAGTGGAAGCTTATACCGCACCAGACAATGCACATTCAATAGATTATCACGGAGCAAGTTACTTTTTAAACTATTCTAACAGTTTACAAGTTGTTAGAATGCACAATGGAGCTAATAACTCCCATAGCGGAGACAGTGCAACGCTCGCAGTGGCTATTGGAAACGAAACAGACTTTGATGCTCAACTAGCAGCATTAGATTCTGACAACATAGGATATGTCGGAAAATATCCAGGTGAGTTAGGAAACTCATTAAAACTAGAAACTTTCGCGGCTGATGCCTCTGGCTCAGTCTCAACATTTGCTTCTTGGCCTTTTAGCGCATTCTTTGATAGAGCGCCAGGTACAAGTGCAACTGCAACTGCAGATACTGCAACTCATGACGAAGTACATGTAGCAGTTGTTGACGAAGACGGAAAGTTTTCTGGAACAAAAGGAACAGTTTTAGAAGTATTTCCACATGTATCAGTTGCTGAAAATGCAAAGAATACAGACGGAAGTACAAATTATCTAAAAGAAGTTATTAATAGACAATCTCAATACGTATGGGTCGCTGATATCACACAGCTCAACTTAGGTAGTGCAGCCGGAACTGCAACGTCTCCAGCTAAAAACTATGCTACTGGTAGATCGGCATCACGTACTCAAACATCACTGGCTGACGGTGATGATGGGATTGCATTGACGACAGGTAACTATCAAACTGGATTTGACTTGTTTGAAGATCCTGACGTCATAGAAGTGGACTTCTTAATAGCACCAGGTCTAGCCTCTTCATCAGATCAGGTAACTATTGTTAACGACTTAGTAGGAACAGCTCAGTCCAAACGGAAAGACTGTGTTGTTGTAACATCACCAAACAGAACGGCAGTTGTTAATAATGCCGCGAGTGCGGTGACTGACGTTGCTACAGGAGTCGGTAACTTTACTAAGAGTTCATATCTTATCGTTGATAATAACTATCTTAAAGTTTATGATAAATTTAATGATAAATTTATCTTCATACCAGCAGCTTCATCGACAGCTGGCCTTATGGCAAATACTGATAGAGTCGCTGCACCGTTCTTTTCACCTGCAGGTTCACGAAGAGGTCAATACCTTGGAGTCACTGCATTAGCATATAATCCTAATAAATCAGATAGAGATGTTCACTATAAGATTGGAGTCAATCCTGTAGCGAATCTTCCTGGTCAAGGAATATTACTATTTGGTGATAAGACACATCAAGATCGACCATCTGCATTTGATCGTATTAATGTTAGGCGTTTATTTCTTGTACTCGAAAGAGCAATCTCTACGGCTGCTAAAGCAACTATCTTTGAATTCAACGATGAATTTACAAGATCAGAGTTTACAGGTATTGTGGAACCAGTTCTTCGAAACATTCAAGGAAGACGTGGAATTACAGACTTTAAAATAGTCTGTGACGAAACTAATAACGGCCCAGAGATTGTCGATACTAATCAATTTGTTGCTAACATCTTCATTAAACCCGCAAGATCTATCAACTTCATCACACTTAATTTTGTTGGAGTAAGATCAGGCGTTCAGTTTAGCGAAGTTGTTGGAACTGTATAAATATTGGTAAGGAGATAATAAAATGGCTATACAAAACATAGGAGCTTTTAAAACAGCCCTCGTAGGCGGTGGAGCACGCGCTAATCTCTATCAAGTTACGTGTAACTCACCGGCAGTAGCACCAGAACTTCCTGGAATCTCAGGAGCTGGTTCAAAGATGCAATTCTTATGTCGAGCTGCTCAGTTGCCAGCTTCAACAATGGGTACCACACCTGCCTTTTTTAGAGGTCGAACTATAAACTTAGCTGGGGATCGAACTTTCGAGCCTTGGGTAATTACAGTTTATAACGACACTGATTTTCAGATCAGACGCTCTATGGAGACATGGATGAGGGAACAAAACGCTCATGAAGCAAATACTGGTGAACAACGGCCTGATCAGTATAAAGCGGATCTTTCTGTAGAACAGTTGGATAAAAATGGAGTCGTACTTTATTCGTATAAGTTTATCGGCGGTTTTCCAACAGCAGTATCTGCAATAGACCTAGCTTACGATGCTAACGATCAGATCGAAGAATTCTCTATCGAATGGCAATATGACTATTGGGAAAGTGGTGAAGGTACAACTGTTAATACTACTGGATCTGGTGCTGGCGGAGCCGGCCGGAATCCCATTTAACTTAATAGGTGAATAAATATATGTGAGGGGCAGCAATGCCCCTTGCAAATACAAAATAAAGGGTCGTTATGGCAGAAGAGAATTCAATTAAATTATTTGGTTTTGAGATTAAACGGGCTGGGAGTAAAGCTCAGGAAAAATTAAAGTCAGTAGTTCCGGCTCAAGACGAGGACGGTGCAGGATACGTTACTGCCTCCGGAAGTTACTACGGACAATACGTTGACATTGACGGAAACAATGCAAAAGATAACTATTCATTAATAATGAAGTACAGAGGAGTTGCTACTCATCCAGAAGTAGACGCGGCTATAGAAGATATTGTTAACGAAGCTGTAGTAGTTGATGATAATGCAGGTGTAGTATCAATCGGTCTAGATGACATTGAAGCTACAGATCAGATTAAAGAATCCATACAAGAAGAATTTAAAGGTGTACTATCAATGCTTAACTTCAAAGAGTTAGGCCACGATATATTTAAGAGATGGTATACTGACGGAAGAATATATCACCACTTAGTAGTTCCAGATGGAAATGAAAAAGGTGGAATTCAAGAGATACGATTTATTGACTCGCTAAAAATCAGAAAAGTAAAAGAGATTAAAAAAGAAAAAGATGAGAAGACAAAAGCAGACGTTATCAAATCAGTAAAAGAATATTACATCTTTCAAGAAAAACCAGGAAACAGCGCAAACAATAACGCTGTAAAATTTCATGTTGATTCTATCAGTTATGTGACTTCTGGTCTCTTAGATGAATCAAGAAAGAAAGTCGTTTCTCATCTACATAAGGCGATTAAACCTATCAATCAGTTAAGAATGATGGAAGACTCTCTTGTCATCTACAGATTAGCAAGAGCACCAGAAAGAAGAATATTTTATGTTGACGTTGGTAACCTTCCGAAAGGAAAGGCTGAAGAGTACTTAAAGAGTATTATGATTAAGTTTAGAAATAAACTTGTCTATGACGCCAATACTGGTGAACTTAAAGATGATAGAAAACATATGAGTATGTTAGAAGATTTTTGGCTGCCAAGACGTGAAGGTGGTAGAGGAACTGAAGTTACATCACTGCCAGGTGGAGAAAATCTTGGACAGATAGATGACATTATTTATTTTCAAAAGAGAGTATATAGAGCACTTAATGTTCCTATAAACAGATTAGAACAAGAACAGCAGTTTTCTTTAGGTCGATCAACTGAAATATCAAGAGATGAAGTAAAGTTTCAAAAGTTTATTGACAGACTAAGAAACAAATTTTCTTCTTTGTTTATGGAAATACTAAGAAAGCAGTTAGTTTTAAAAAAGATTATTACAGAAGCTGACTGGGATTCATGGAAAGAAGATATAAAAGTTGAGTTTTCTAGAGATAACTACTTTAGTGAACTTAAAGAAAGTGAACTATTAAAAGAAAGAATACAAACATTAGATATGATTCAACCTCATGTTGGTGAATACTTTACTAAAGAATGGGTTATGAAAAACATTCTTAAACTATCTGAAGAAGATACTAAAGATCTCGATCAAGAAGTCGATGATGAAAACCAAGATGAAGTTGATAAGGCTCAAGATAATGCTCCTGAAAAAGTAGATAAAGATTCAGATGAAGCATAATGGCAGACATATTAAAATACAGAAAGTTAGATGGAACAGAAGTAGAGGTCGCCAATAACTCTACAATAGCTTTAGGCCACACTGAAGCTTCTATTGAATTTACTGTAGATCTGGATCAGTTTGGTGTTTCGGCCGGTGAAACAAGGGGGTGGTTTTCTCTTGCTCCTACTTTGTCAGTTCCTCAAATATCTGATGTTTATGGCGTCACTATATCTCCAAATCAAGGACAAACTGTTAGTGTCACAATACAAACAGTAGATGCCAAGAATATAGATGATCTACAAAACAGAGTATTTAAAAGATTTTCTGATACTTTTACTGTTTCGGTAGTAAGAGCTTCGGCGCCCGCTGATTCTGTCCAAGACTCAGTTCCTAGTAACTTTTTAGTGTATCCAGATTCAGATGCAGCATTAGCGATTGTTAATGCGACTTTTGCATTGACTGATAGCGCTACAACTTTTGGAATTGTTGATTCTGATTATGTTCATATTAGACAAAACAGAGACTTTGACTTTCTTACGAATCTTCCAAAAACGATTGATAGTGTAGGAATAACTCGATCACTATTTGATTCTGATGTTCGAAAGTCTATAAATGTTACTGATGCTGGTGGTGATGGAAGTTTAGCATATAATAATTCTACAGGAATAATAACTTATACCGGACCTTCTGCATCAGAAGTCAGAGCACATTTTGGCGCGTCACAGGATCTGGTATACGATG